TTCCTCGGGGATGAATTAGCGTTTATAAAGCTGATTTTCAGCGGTGTCTTACCAAAAATGTTACCATGATAAAGAAAAGAACGTCATTTCTCAACGAAATGACGTTCTTTCTTCATGGTGGAGGCGATGGGAGTCGAACAACAAAAAATGATTGAGTGACGTCAAAAGCATATCTGCAACGCGCCTAAACACTTGCTAAAAAGGCAGTGGGGTTGGTTTGTAACCCATGTATTTTGCTACGTTTACAAAAAAGAGTGTTACCAAAAATGTTACCAGAGTCAGGCCTGTGCCTTTTTGAATGCCGCGGTGGTAGCGGCAGCAAGGTCTTCCCTCTGACCGTCAAGCTCGTGCCGATACACTCCGGAAGTGTCCATGTTCTTGCTATGACCTACAAGCATCTTCAGCTGGCTGTCAGTCAGGACGCTTGATTCAACGCTGACAAAAGTGTGCCGCAGCTCGTAAAGTGAGACTTTCGGCTCAAGCCCGTTTGCTTCCTGATACGATTCCCAGCGGCGATAGAGCGTATGCTCTGACGGGATCTGAAACAGCGGGGTATTGTAGTTTAGCAGTATGCCTTGAGCCTTTAGAAGCTGTACCTGCGCCTCATAGGCATCCCGTGCTTCCTTTCCCATGTCAAAAGAGCGGATGGCGTTTTCATTCTTTCCGGTGGTCTGCTCCCGGTGCACGTTGATGCTGCGCCGAAGATTGACCGTGTTCCCCTTGATGTCACCATACCAGAGACCAATCAGCTCCCCGGGGCGTAGGCCGGTCGCAACTGCAAAGCGGTAGGCGTAGATATATTCATCAAATACCGGCTTTCCATAGTAGGTGCGGGTGTCTACGCTGAACAGGGTCTTCAAGGCGGTGGGCTGCAAGATCGTGCGTTTCCCCATCCTGGCATTCTTCGGGATAGACAGGTCAGGGTGTAGCGTCGTGTACTTGTTTCTTCGGCACCACTTGACAAAGGCGGTTTCCGCAGCCCGGATCGTCATAAGTGTCTTTCGGCTCAACGGCTGGTTTGAGATGGGCTTGCGCTGGTCCTTTTTCTGTGAGCGCTTCCGGAACGAAACGTCAATGGCCTTTTGAAGATCACCCTCGGTTAACTCGTCAATGCGGATATTCCCACAGGTCGGCAGGATGTAGCAGTCTCCGTAACGCTGGCATTGTGTCACATAGGACGTCCCGCAAGTCAACTTCAGCTCTTCCACCCACTCTGAATAAAGGACGCTGACTTTCTTTTTTCCGTCCCGGATGCTATCGTCAAGCCATGCATCCGCTTTTGCGTTTGCTTCACGCTGGCCGGTGCGGCCCGGCGTGCTGCTGTAAAACCGCTTGCGGGTGCCGTTCTTCTGAACCGCGATGCACCAGCGCTTTTCCTTTTCCACCCAAAATGCCGTGTTGACCCGTTTTTTCATAAAATCCACACCTCCATACACAAGGGTACACTGTGCCGCTGCCCTTTGGGCGGCGGCGCTTTTTTCTTTGCTGCGGGGCGGCTTACGGCTGCTTCTTCCCGCACCACGGACAAAAAGAAGCACCATCCGGGATCTCTTTCCTGCAGCATGGTCTCACGCATTTCATGGCTTACTTCTTTTTCTGCCTGATATATCCGAATGCGCCATTTTCAGCAGCGGCTCTTCCGGCCTTGTAGTTGATCTTCAGGTCGTCAATGGGAGGCTGCGGAGCGTCCGGGCATGGGTCAAGGCCCGCGATCTGCGCATAGGTATACTGGTCTATGATGGTCCCGCACACGCTTGCCCTGTTGTTGAGCGGGCAGTGCAAGTTTGCAGCTATCTCCGATATGACAGCAGGCGGGCTGCTGCCGTGACTGCCTTTCAGTATGAAGAGGAGTAGCCTTTTCGTCAGCGGCGGCAGATTTACCACGAGACGGCGCAACTCCGCGTTTAGCTCATCGTCGGCCTTGCCGTCATCCGGCACTTTGTACAGATCCGGGTGGGTCATCTCCATGAAAACAGATATGGGAGACACCCCGCACGCCGTGCACCAGTCCATGATCTCGTCACTGTCCGGGCTGGTGCATCCTTTTTCCCAGCTCTGCACGGTGCGTTCTCCTTTTTCAATGCGCCTTGCGATCTCCACTTGACTCAATCCCGCAGACACCCGTGCTTTTGCAAGCGCTTTCCCGATTTGGCTCGCCGTAAAATAACTCATACTTTCACCCCCATAATATCGGCGTATTTTTAACAAAAAAAGGCGCAGAAAAAATCTGCGCCATTCGACAAATTTTATCCGTATTTTATTTTCCAACGGCGCATGGTAGAATTTGGTTTATAAATCGTAGATGTGCACAAAAGAAAGGAGAAAGCAAAATGGATTTTGAGCAAAGAAACGGTAAAGAAACCGAAATGACCATCATCGACGGGATGCCCGCAACCGTTTTGACGGGCACCACGCGCACACCTGAGCCCTGGGAGGAATGAGTTATGAAAAATCTGTCACACTTTCGCACCCATGCCCGTGCCCTGCTGGCCTGCTATTTGGATATGACCCCGGAGCAGCAGCGCCTTGCTTGCGCTTACATTCAAGATAAGGCCCTGCCGGAGGTGCAAGCCCTGCGTAACGCAGCCGGTGAGCCCGGCGGGGCGCTGGCTGCTGATCTGTTGCAAAATTTGCAACAGCCTTGCAACCGCGAATAAGCTGAAATGTCAGCGCAAATCCACATTTTTCAGCGTATTTTTCCGCTGAAAGAAGGGAACGAATAGGGATTGACGACAACAACCAGCGGTTTTATAATACGGTTGTGAACAAGTTCACACATCAATATCCAACGGCAGTTGCGCCGTATTCCGCCTGGCTTTGGCTAAATCCTTCAAACTCCAGCTGTTCAATCAGACCGGAGCGAGAGAAAGACATAGAATTGATATAATTTTTTGCTCTTATTGCAGCCTGTTCGTCCCAGTCAGCACCACAATGATCTACGGCATAAGTAGCATCTTCCGTGGAATATCCTTCATACTCAAGCTGGTCTTCAAGGCCGCTGTAAGAGAATCCCATACCAGCGCTCAGGTAGTTTTCGGCAGACCGCAAAGCGTTTCTCTGCCCCATTGTAAGGCCATCATCGGCAGAAATTGACGATTTTATGGACGTGCTGCTCTTTGTTCCGGACGTTGAACTTGTCGTGCTGGAAGAAGGGGTAATCATCATAACGAACACGATCAGCGCAACACTAACAGCGACCGCGCATCCGCATCCGTGACCTTTTTTCTTCTTTTCAGGCTTTTCGTCTGATTCGATAGCTGCTGTCACGGGACCCGAAGCAACAGGTGCTCCGCATTCAGGGCAGAATTTCACGTTCTCAATTTCAGCTCCGCATTTTGGACATTTCATAAAACGCACCTCACATATACAAAAATTGGCAGCCAACCAGCTGCCGAAAAACTAAATTATCAAGGAAAATGCCAAAGGGGGAAAATAAAGTGCAAGAAAATAGTACAAAGTTTGCAAATTGTGGTACAATGGAAGAAAAAGAAAAGTGCCGCCTCAAAGCTTTATTTTCTTCTCTGTCGGCACAGGAAAAACAAGAGGTGCTTTCCTATGCGGAAAGCCTGCTCAACAGCAGAAAGGAGTAAATCTGTGGATAAGTACGAGATTGAACTGGGCCGGTACAAAACCAGAATTTTTGCTCTTCTGGCAACGGAAGCGTCCGGCCTGCCCGGAATCAAAAGCGAAGAGTGCGCAAATTGCGACCACCGGTGCTCTCTTGAAATCGGGTGTTACTGCTTCAACTACGGATGCGGAAAGGGCAAGACCACGGAAGAGCTGCACGAAGCATTTGACCGCGTTTGTGATGCCCTTAAAATTTCTGACCGAAGATGGTCACCAGCAAATCCAATGCGGCCTGAAGTATTTGATTCTCCCGATCTGCTCGAAGTTCTTGAAGATAGGCTTCTCCAGCTAGCGGAAGAGAATAAATGTACTCACTGGGAAGGAAGCCGCCCACCCCGTCAGGAATGTACTCTTTGCGACGCTCATCAATCAGACCGCGGCCCTTCAAGTTCTGAATGTACCGATTCTGGCCGTTGAAACTGAAATCCTCGCCGGAAATGAGGCAGACTTCGTGCTGGTTCATTTTCCCGTTGTGCTTCTCCATATATAATAGGAGCGCAAGGCTCGTTTTGTCCAAAAACTCAGCCATTGGGGTTTTCCTTCCTCTTTGCAACCTTAAATTCCATATACTCCAGCAGATCTGCACGGTCTGCATCGGTCATCTGACTTAGCAGTGCGTCAAACCTTGCATCCAGCCCACTCCCTTCACTGGGGGTGGGCTTTTCTTTTTGCTCTTCGCCGGTCAACTCTTCGACCGTGACACCGAAGTAAGATGCAACCTTTAATGCAGTGGCATCAGTTGCTCCGCCTCCATTTTTCCAGCGATTTACTGTCGGCTTTGAAAGCCCCATTTCAAGAGCTGCTGCAGATGGTGTTTTTCCGGCCTTTTCGCACAGCCTCAAATAGTTTTCGTAAAATGCCATAAAAATACACCACCTTTTGTGCAGTATGCCGAAGTTTACAAAGTTTACAAAAAACTATTGAAAGTTACTTTAGTTACTGCTATAATGGCGTTGTCAGTTAAAAACGTTAACAAAACACAAAGCCCCAGCGGGTCGCACCGCCTAAGCTTTTTTACTATGTGTCTGCAACTACATAGTAACACACTTTGTAAACTTTTTCAACTGGTATTTGACACGGCGATAAGAAAAAATCTGCCTGTGGTCGCTTCACAGACAGACTTTTCACCGATTTGTCACCAGAACGCACCTGCACCCAGGCGGTAATGCAAACTTGCTCGTCTGCACATCTTTTTCGGACATTTACGCCGCAAAAGTAACGCCGGGGCTGCAAAAACAACTTGCAGGGCTATGGGTACGCCGCTTCCTTTGGCGGGTCGGCACCGCCTTGTATGCCCTAGCGCTTCACGCACTTGCTCGTGTCTGGAACTGGCTGGCTCAAAAGTTGGGTCAATGAAATCACCTTCCTTTTGAATCAGTTTAACTAGGAGCCTTAAACAGTATAGCAAATCGGTGCGCCGTTGTCAATTTTGTTTCAACTTACGTTTTAAAGGAGGTGTGAAAGTGCCTGAAAAATGGACAGGCCGTTTAGTAGGCCGGATGCACAACAACCAAATTACAGTAGACGACGTAGCAAAGCATCTTGGATTTTCGAGAAGCTACTGTTCACTGATTTTGAACAGCAAGCGCAACCCTCCCGGCATTCGGGAAAAGATGGAAACTGCCGTCAGCGAGATCATCAAGGAAAAGGAGGACAAAACGGCATGAGCGAATTAAGCAATCTCATCCCCATTAGCTACGACAACCCGGAGCGCCCCACGGTGAGCGGCCGGGAACTGCACGAGTTTTTGCAGGTTGGCGCAGATTACCGGCATTGGTTCCCTCGTATGTGTGAGTACGGCTTTACCGAGGGCGAGGATTTCAACCCGGTCAAAATTGACCGAGTTCAAAATGAGGGCGGGCGCAAAGTCAGCCGAACACTCGATGACCACCAGCTGACCATTCCGATGGCCAAAGAGCTGTGCATGATCCAGCGCAACGAGCGTGGCAAGCAGGCCCGGCAATATTTTCTGGCCATTGAAGCCCAGTGGAACAGCCCGGAGGCGGTCATGCGCCGTGCGGTGCTTATCGCCCAGAAGCAGAACGACCAGCTCAAGGCCGCAAACAAACAGCTTTTGGCTGAGAACAGCGACCTGAAGCCAGATGCAGAGTATGCCAGGGCCGTGTGCATTGGCGATAACTGCCGGACGGCTACCAGCATTGCAAAGGATTACGGCATGAGCGGCGAGAAGCTGAACAGCATCCTGCACGGGCTGAAAATCCAGTGGAAGAACAGCGACGGGCAGTGGGTGTTATACGCAAAGTATAGCGGCAAAGGTTACACCAAAAACCGCAAAGGCCGTCCGTTTGAGCACAACAGTGGCAAGATTACCACGCCAAACACCACCGTTTGGACGGAAGCGGGCCAGCGGTTCATTTATGAGCAGCTCAAGGCCATTGGCCTGACACCAAGCATCGACCACAAAGAGAATGTGGAACAGACCACGTTTGAAAGGGGTGCGTAACATGAAATTTACGATGCGAGATAAGATTTGCAAGCTCATCGGCAAGTACAACGAGTTGGAACAGCAGGCTATGGTTAATGTCGCTGGAGGTGCATTTCGCACTATGCTCGGCAAGATGCCTACCAAAGAAGAGGAAAACGCTTCGGAGAAGGCCAGCATTTACCACTGGATGCAGGAGGATTTGAAGCAGCTACTGGAAGAGGACGAAGCTGCAGCAGCCCAGGAAGACACCCGCAAGACCGCCCCGGCGGGCAAGTGGTGCGCGGACTCAGCGGCACGGGCAGCTGAGAGCGCCGCAAAGGGGGTGCGGAACAATGGGTGAAGCACTGTCGATCATCATCGCGTTTGCCGTTCTTCTGGGCATCTCGTGGGGCGTTACCTGCGCCGCCGTGTGGGCCATCTGCGCATTGATGCACTGGACGTTCACCTGGGCCGCCGGAACGGCGGCGTGGATCGCGCTCTTGCTCATTGGCAGCTTTGTCAGATCTAAGAAGTGAGGCGCTGACCATGCCTGCACAGAAGAAACACACCAATAAGGAAGGTTATGAACATGAGTGAGAAAATCATCGCCTACAAGGCCATGGACAAAAACATGAGGTGCCGTGGCAAGCAGTACGAGGTGGGCAAGACCTACCATGAGGACAAGGCCGACTGCTGCCGCGCTGGTATGCACGCCTGCGAGAACCCGCTGGATGTGCTGCAGTACTACCCGTTGAGGGATAGCCCGCGCTTTTTTGAGGTCGAGTGCGGCGGGAACGTGGATAAAAGCGGAGAGGACAGTAAACTGGCCTGCACTGAGCTGACGGTAAAAGGTGAGGTAAATTTTGCAGGGCTGGTAAAAGCTGCGGTGAATGCCGTTTTTAATCGGGTGAAGGGCAAAGAACCTTTTTCCAGCGGCGATTACAGCACGGCTGGTTCGAGCGGCAATTACAGCACGGCTGGTTCGAGCGGCGATTGCAGCACGGCGGGTTCCAGCGGCGATTACAGCACGGCGGCAGCCACTGGAGTTTATTGCAGTGCAAAAGCAGACGGAAAAGATAGCATTGCCGTTGTAAACGGTGCTTGCGGTAAGGCGTGCGGCGCGCTGGGTTGCTATCTGGTGTTGACCGAGCACGACGATGACGGCAATATGTTGCTGGCCAAAATGGCGAAGGTTGACGGGGTTGTTATCAAAAAGAACACCTGGTACACGCTCAAAAACGGAGAGTTCGTAGAGGTCAAGCCGTGAAGAAGCACTACAACAAGCGCTGGCTTGAACAGCGCCGGGACAAGAACCAGCCTGCACGGCTGGCACACATCAAAGAAAAGAGGTCGAAGCATGATGAAGGTCATACAGGGCACCTTCCGGCAGATTCCGTACTGGAAACTTCGGGGCCGGTTCCACAGCTGCGGCTACCGCGATCAGGAAGTCGCTAAGTATATCGGCATTGGCCGGGACACCATGAGCGGCAGGATGCAGGGGCACAATCCGTGGACAAGCGCAGAGATCACAGCAATGTGTGAACTGCTTGACATCAGACAGAATGAGATCGGGGAACTGTTTTTCCCCTCACTTGAGAAAGGAGAATCCGCATGAAGATCAAATCCCGCATCTGGTACTGGCTGGCTGCTGCCAGCGGTGCCGCAAGTCTGCTGTACGGCATGGGCATCGAGGGCAGTGCACAGACGGGCAGCACCATCTCCGACGGCCAGTTTGCCACGGCCCTGTGCCTGGTGCTGGCAGCGGTGATGTTCCTGCGGCTGGGATTTGCCGCCCAGGATCGTGAGCAGAACGCCCGCCGCTATGGCCGCGTTGACCGTACCCACGCCCGCACCGAAGAGCCGGACTACCGGCAGAACCGGAGGGGCGCATGAAAAGCAAACGAGCCCGCCCGTGCTGGTAACACGGACGAGCCCAAAGGGGGATGGAATTGTGAAGACCCATCCCCTTGATGATATCACATCAGAAAGGATTTTACAAATGAAAGGTATTTTAGCCGAACCGGGCAAGGCCCCGGTGATCGCGTCCCTGCCCGACAGCCTGTGGGCCATTGAGAACCGGCTGGGTACGCCCTGCGAGATGATCGTGCTGCCCCGCACCCCGGCGGTGCTGTTCGTGGGCCGGTACGATGGTCCCATCCAGCCCGCCAGCCTGCTCAACCGCACCTACCGGGGCCGCCAGCTTTACGGGCCCATCCTTTGCTACGGATGGAAGGGCAACAACATCCAGCCCATGAACAAGGATGTGCAGACCGAGATGCTGGACCGCCTGAAGGGCACGGAGGTAAGGGTATGATCATCAGCCAGAACAGCAACGATGTTTACTACGCCTATACCCGTGGGCGCTTCTGGCGCTGGGACGAATCCGCACAGGTCTGGAAGGAAAGCCATCTGCTGGCCCAGAAGTTCGACAAGGCCAAGGCCGCTGAAAAGCATCTGACCCCGGAAGCGTTTCTGACCAGCGACGAGTTCATCCCGATGGACGACTACGAGCTCCCCGAGCAGATGCTGACGGCCCTCAGGGAGGCCAAGCCCTGCAAGAATGCACCGGTAGACCCGGTGGAAGAGGAACCGGAAGTGCCCGGCACCCAGACCGCGCAAGAAAAGCCCCTGACCACCGTGCCGGATGCGATGCGCCCGGCGTTCGATTATTCCGGCCTGACCGACCAGACCGTGGAAGACCTGCATTTTGCGGAGAACGAATACCGCCACGGTAAGCAGATGGCCGAACGCGGCCTTGTGCACATGGGCAATGCCATTGCCGCCGCCCATGATGCGCTGTGCGGAGTTGTCGCACAATGCGACAACGGTGAAGATGGAGCTTGTCGCACAATGCGAAAAGCTCGAAACAACCAGCATAGCGAGGATACGTTCAAAAGCTGGTGCGTGTCCATCGGCATCACCAAGGATACCGCATACCGGCTGCTGCAAGTCTCGGCACTGCTGGACGGCAGCAGCCCCCGCCAGCAGAAGATCCTGAAGGAGCTGTCTCCTACTCTGCTGTATGCCGTAGCAAAGCCCAGCGCCCCTGCAGAGCTGGTGGAGAAGGTCAAGAGTGGTGACATCACCACCAACAAGCAGTATCAGGAAGCCATGGCCCAGATCAAGGCCGAGAAGGACCGTGCCGCTGCTGCCGAAGCCCGGGAGGAAGAGGCGTGGAACATGGTAAGCAAAGCGCAGGATGAAGCCCAGACTGCCAAAAACGACTTGGATGCCGCCCTTGCGGATGTGCAGGGGCTGGACGAGGAAAATGCCCGGCTGAAAGCCGAGAAAGAAAAGGCAGAACGGAGCTATAACGAAATGTACGAAAGCCGCATTGCGGCCAACCTCCAGCGCCAGAAGGCCGAAGCCGAGCGCGACAGGGCCGAAGAGAGAGCCAAAAATGCCGAAGACGCTTTGAAAAAGCAACCCATCACGGCGGTCATCGACGAGGAAGAGATTGACCGCCGGGCCGCAGAAAAAGCCTGGGGCCTTGCCGATGCCCGGAACGCCGAACTGGCCAAAGACAATGCCAACCTGAAGAAACAGGTTGCGGCACTCCGTTCCCGCATCAACGATGATGCCCAGGCAGATTTTGAGCAGGCCAACTACTGCGCCAGCCTGATGCGGGCGGCGTGGGATAACAGCAAGGCCAGCTATTCCCGGCTGGTGGGCGAAGATCTGGAAAGCACCTTTCAGACCATCTGCAGTACCCTGAACAGCATCATGGAGGAGGCCTCCCTGCTCTGCCGCCAGCCGCCGGATTATGACGGAGGTGACAAGGATGAATGAGATGTACAGTCTCGATCTTGACCGTTACGGCCCGCCCATGGAGCCGCCCGATGACTACTACTTTGCCCCCGACCGGGAGCCAGAAGAGGAGGAACTGACCGATGACGAATGAATTGACCGTCCGGGTAGAGCGCCCGGTGATCCCGGCTATGAACTGGAACAAGGATGAGGTGCAGAAGAACCTTGACGAGATGCTGGCGGCCTACAAAGGCCGGGTCTACACCCCGGAGAGCATCAAGAGCGCCAAGGAGGACCGGGCAAAGGTCAACGGCTGGGATAAGCAGCTTGGAGCTGCTGCCACGGCAGCGAAGAAGCTCTACATGAAGCCGCTGGAAGATTTCCAGCGGAGCATCAAGGAGATGCAGGGCAAATGCAAGGAGATTTCCGGAGCGATTGACGCACAGGTCAAGGCTGTGGAGGCCGCCGAAAAGGAAGAAAAGGCTTCTACCCTGCGCCTGATCTACCGGGACAACATCGGCGAGTTGGAAGCTCTCATTCCGTTTGAACGCCTGTTGGACAACCGCTGGCTGAACAAGACGTTCGCCATTGCGGAAGCAAAAAAGGCCCTGTGCCAGTCCATCGAGAACATCCGCAGCGACCTCGACTTTATCCGCGAGAACTGCGGAGAGGATGTCGAACCCTGCACCACCGAATACCTGCGCAACCTGAGCGTGAACGAGGCCGTCCGCGAGCATACCCGCCGCGAGAAGTCCCGGCAGGCACAGAGGGACGCAGAGGCCGCCAGAGAAGCGGCAGAGCGGGCGCGGGCTGCTGCTCCGGTAATTGTTCCCCCGACCGCAGAAGAACGCGAGATGCGGGCGCAAGCCACCGCAGCAACGCAAGCCGCCGCATTCATCACGCCGGAGGGCCGTCTGGACATGGAGGCGATGCAGAGCTTCGCCGCTGCGCAGGAGGCTTCCTCCCGCAAGCGCTATTACTTCTGGGTTGAGTTCACCAAAGAAGACATTGCATGGTTCCGCAGCGCTGCCAAAGAACGCGGGTTCGATTTCGGCAGCATCAAATAATCTTCAACATTCTAGGAGGTAACAAAAATGGGTTTCACTTCACGCGCTGGCGCTGCTGCGCCGAATACCACTACCACAGTTCAGAGCCGCTCCTTCGCTGCTCAGGTCAAGCAGAGCGAAGCGATGCAGCCGGTCGCAGAATCTAAGCCGGTCGAAATCGAGAGCATGGACGGCCAGCATCTGACCGTCACCTTTGACGATGTGCGGAACTTCATCTGCAAAGATGCGACCTTCGCAGAGTGCCGCATCTTCTTGGAGACCTGCAAGCAGTACCACCTCAACCCCTTTACCAAAGAGGCATATCTTATCCACTACGACAATAAGAACGGCGACAGCGCGTCCACCATCGTGCTGGGCAAGACCTGCTATATGAAGATGGCCGAGCGTCACCCGCAGTATGACGGATTTGAAGCTGGCGTTATCGTGCTCGTGCCGGAAGTTGGCGAGATTATTCACCGCGAAGGATCCATCGTCTACGAGGACGAGAAGCTGGTCGGCGGCTGGGCCAAAGCCTACCGTAAGGACCGCAGCCGTCCCTTCTACGAAGAAGTGAAGCTGAGCGAATACGACACCAAGAAGTCCTTGTGGGCAACGAAGCCTGCAACGATGATTCGTAAGGTGGCCCTCGTCCACGCGCTGCGCGAATCCTTCCCGGCCACGTTTGGCAGCCTCTACGATGAGAGCGAGGTTCCGGTAGATGCAGAAGCATCCTGCCGCGAGGTCGAGAACGAGCAGCCCGAAATCGGCGCTATGCAGCCCCGCAAACTGAAGCCGAAAAAAGAACAGCCCGAACCGTTGGCAGCCGAAACCACCGACACCAACGATGATCCGTTTGGCGGTGATGGCGAATGATTATCAAGACGAGCACTGGTGCAATGGTGGCCGGAGCGCTGGCCCGCGACCCGGAAATCAAGGAAACGCGGACTGGAAACCAGTTCTTGAGCATGAGTGTCAAGGCGCACAGCGTCAAGGATGATTCCGGCAAGTGGAACAGTGTTTTCGTGGAGTGCTGCATCTGGCGCGATTTGGACCGCTGGGATGGACTGCTGCACAAGGGAGATTTTGTCGTGGCGTTTGGTCGGGAGCTGAAAAGCCACGAATCCAACGGAAAGACCTATTGGAATCTCGATGCTGATGGCGTTGTGGTTGGAGGCCTTGTCAATGCAAGCTGGGTTCAGATAGCAATCGACATGATGCAGCCGCCGGCCGAACAGGCAGAAACCGATGACTTTGCACCGGTGGAGGACGAGACACCCTTTGAGACCGACTCCAAGCCGCCGCAAAGCGCTTCTCAGTCGGAACCAGCAAAACAACCCACCCCGGCGGCAGCACCCGAATATGACGACGATAGCCGCCCGATTTCGGACACGGACGACTTGCCGTTCTGATTCACCGTTGAGAGAAAGGAGGTGAGCAGATGGCAATTTTTCGTTGCGTTTCGCCGAACTTTTGGTCAGACCCGAAGGTGGACGATGACTTCACCCCGGAAGATAAATACTTTTATCTCTACCTTCTCACCAATCCGCACACCACTTTGAGTGGATGCTATGAGCTGGGCAAGCGGCAAGCGAGCAGAGAGCTTGGATACAACGAAGAGACCGTAGACCGACTTATCCACCGAATGGAAACTGTTCACAACGTTATCCGCTATGACAAGGCAACGAAAGAGATATTGCTTCTTAACTGGCACAAATACAACTGGTCGAAATCACCCAAATGCCTGAAGGGCGTTAAGTATTCGCTGCAAAACATCAAGAGTGATGCGTTCAGAAAATACTGCGCAGATACCCTATCTATACAGTATCGGTACAGTATAGATACAACTGTATCTGTAACTGCTACTGTAACTGAACCTATTACTGAAACTGTTATCTATCCTAATAGAGATAGCTTAAATAACAGCAAAGAGAAAGCCCCGGCAGCTGATGCAGACCTCGCCCAGATTATTCAGCGGTACGAGGAAGTTGCAGGCAGCTTTCCGCGTTCAGCGCTGGACAAGCTGCAAAGCTGGCGGCAGGTTTGCAGCACAGACTTGATCTTGCTGGCAATTGACCGGGCAGCGGAAGCAAATAAACGGTCGTGGGCCTACATAAACGGAGTCTTAGCCAGTTGGCAACGCGAAGGTGTTCAGACGGTTGGCGATGTAGCTGCAAGCGATGAGCAGTACCAGAGCCGCCAGCAGCAGGCACGGCCCGGCAGCGCTACCGGTGGAAGAAAGCCCACCGAGAGCGTGGACGATCAGCTGACCAGAGTGCTGGCAAACATGGACAGAAAAAGAGGGTTTGAGCAATGACGAAAGAAGAAACGGCCCAGCTGATACGGATGAACTTCACGCTGTACAAGCTGGGCAGCAAACCCCTCACGGATGAGGAAATGGAAACCACCCTTGACGTGTGGACGTATCAGTTCCGGGATTATCCCGGCGAAGTGGTGAAGCGGGCGTTTCTGGCCGCGAATCGCGTCTGCGTCTATCCCATCACGGTGGCCGATATCTACAAGCAGCTTTCCCAGTGCATCAACCCGGATGCAGAGTGGGAGGCGCTGGCCGATGCAGCCCGCAAGGCACAGAAATACATGAGCTGGAAAAACTTCCCGATGGTGACCGGCATTGACGAGAAGGGCGGGATTATCCGTAGCAATGGCACGGAAGAGCTGCAAGAGCTGTATGACAGCCTCCCACCGGCGGCCAAAACTTACGCTGGGAGCGTGGGCGGCCTGAAGGAGCTGGCCATGACCCCGGACCTGACCTATCGCCGGGTCGAGTTCCTGAAGCAGTCGCGGGAGGACATTACGACAACGCCGAGGGAAGCCGCCCGGCTGCGCGGCACGTCTGACCCAGCTAGATTGGAGGCAGTCAATGGGTAAGTTCAGGGTTTTAAAGTTCAGGGTTTTAGTGGAGTGCCGCAACGAGGGCGGCACAGATCTCCACTGCTGGATCGTGGAAGCGAAGAACCCAGGCGAGGCAGAGCATATTGCCGTCTCCAGGGCTCGGGCCTTCTACCCCGAGTTTGACGAATTTGAACCTGTAAGGACGGAGGCGGTGAAGAATGGGTAAGTGCGTGCTGGATTATTTGCCTCGCGAAGAGATTCTCGCACAACTTGCGGAGGAGGCTTCAGAGCTTGCCTAAGCGGCATTGAAGCTGCGTCGTGCGCTGGATGGTACGAATCCGACACCGAAGAGCGTTGCAGAGTGCGAGGAAAATCTTTTGGAAGAATGGGCGGACGTCGATTTGTGCCTTCGTTGCGCGTTGAAATCCGATTATTTTTACAATGCTAGAACGAAAATCGAGAGCATTGAGCTTAAAAAGCTTGATCGCTGGCTCTCTCGCCTGAAGGAGGCCGAAAATGAACACACTGTGTAAAGACTGCCCTGCACGACACCCGGTATGCCACGACAGCTGCCTCAAGTACGCCGAGTTCAAGCGCCAGCGCGGCGCAGAAGCCGCTTACACCCGAGAGATGCTGGACACAGGCAAGGTCTACCACTACGACCACGAGGACCGCCACCGGGAGCGTGGCAAGAAACGGTTTCTCGGAAGTGAATTTAGAGGTGAAAGATAAATGGGAGCTTTTATTGCAAGACAGCCTAATGGCCTGTTGTGCAGGTTTTCTTCGGTTGTAGATTGCATTACCGATTACAACATGACCGAAGATGAATACATCGAAATGTGTGCAGAAAAAGCACGAAAAGAAGCACGAGATGTTCTTGACCACTATATGCAACCGTTTGAACTGGTGGACAAGCGATTCTACCCGAACAACATGACAGTGGAAGAACATAAGCGGATTATGAAGGAAATGGAAAAGCCCGTTGACAAAGCAACTCATATTCCGTGAGCTTAGAGGTGAACGGGGATGAGCAAAAGAAAGTATAAGCCGGGCTGTTACATTATTTCTCTTGATGATTTGATGGGGCAGGAACTTGTTTATTACGGCGGGAAACTGCTCCACAAGGGATGGTTTGGCAACTGGCAGCTGTGGTATGCGAAAGCTGAGCTTGCCAGACTGCGCATTCGGGAAGCTGTGAGAACGGAGGAAGAACATGAAGCCAAAAACGAAATCCGAGCTGATGGCTGAGTGGGCCAGCCAGCCCGGGCAGCTCAAGAAAGAGCGGGAGGTCAAGGCTGTCCGCAAGGCCATGGAGGATGCCCGCGCCGTGATTCAGGACGGTCTGACCCGGTACGTCAAGAAAAAGACCAAAGCCCGCAGCATGGCAAAAGCTGAAGCTGACCCATTTGCTGAGCTGGAAGGCTGGGAGAGCATGGAGCAGATCCAAGATGCCTACGGCTATGGCGAGATCACTGCCGACAGGCGGGACAAACTCACTGACCTGTGGGAAGACCGGGAAGCTGCCAGAAACAGCCGCAAGGGCGCGGACAAGTACCATGACCTTGTGACGGAAATGCTGGAAACGGCCATCCGCCGGGTGGGCAATGAGTACGCAGATATGCTGTTTGAGTATGACCAGCAGCGCAGAGAAGCTGAAAAGCAGTGCGAGCAGCTGGCAATGGAAGGGATGATGAAAAAATGAAACCTGAAAAGAGAATGATCTGCTTTATCGTGTCAGCAGCATTGCTGATTGTGACGCTGTGGTTTACATCCTGCGGTGCGGCCACTGCCGAGGCAGAAGTTGAAAGAAAGCCATGCTACCACGTCACGGTCTACTCCCCGGCGATCGAACAAGTGGGCTATGCCAGCAGAAGGGAACCGAAGTACACCATCACCGTGGACAGCTTTGGTGAGCTGCTGCCTGACACGAAGCTATCTGCTGAGCGTGAGTATCAGCTGCTCCGTATCCCTCGGTCAGATGGCCGCTTTGAGCTGGTATCCACCTCACTGGTGGAGATCGAGTATTACTGATTGGAGGTGCGAGCGTGAAAGCTGTATTGATGAGTGTCAAGCCTGAATGGTGCGAGAAGATTCTCGGCGGCGAAAAGACCGTAGAAATTCGCAAGACCAGGCCGAAGCTGGAACCTCCCTTCAAGTGCTACATATACTGCACTTTGGCCGGGAGCGACAGCCTATTTATGGATGTCCTCAACCGGGATGTGGCCGCGTGGAACCGTGGCGGCTGGCCAGAAAAAAGGGGATGTGTCATTGGAGAGTTCATTTGCGATGACATCCGACGCATTGGCCCTGAATACTGTGTCGTCAAAGAAGATATCGAATCTGCAATTGCTGGAAGCTGTCTCACAGTACCGCAAGTCAAAGACTATGCCGGATGGAAGTCCGGACTGAGTTATGCAGATTTGAAAGACTTGTATGGCTGGCACATTTCTGATCTCAGGATTTACGACAGGCCCCGGAAGCTCCAGGAGCTCACCGGCTTGCGAAATACCAGGTTTGGCATGGAGCCCGTGGAGATCACCCACCCGCCTCAGAGTTGGGGCTATGTGGAGGATGGCAAATGAAAATTATCCTTTACGGCGACCCCCGCACAAAGAAAAACTCCGCCCGTATCCTCAAGGCCCACGCAAACCGCCGCATTGTGGCCCCCAGCGAGGCATTCATGCAGTATCAGGAAAAGTGCCTGTGGCAGATCAAGCGGCCTTACAACCCCATCACAGCCCGCGTGAACGTGCGGTGTGTGTACTACATGGCCACCCGGCGCAAGGTTGACCTTGCAAACCTCATAGAGGCTACAACCGACATTCTGGTAAAGGCCAGGGTGCTGGCGGACGATAACAGCCAGATCGTGGCCGCCCACGATGGCAGCCGGGTGGATTACGACAAGAAAAACCCCAGAGCAGAAATCTGGATCGAAGAAATGGAGGCAGATACATGATCCAAACCTGGACACCTGACACCAACGAGCCGGAACTGCCGGATTACCGCACCGTCAAGGCATGGTTCCAGCAGTGCAGAGACCTGGCGGAGCAGGTCGAGGCCCAGAAGCAGAAGATCCAGCGCATCCGGGACACTGCCGAAAAATGCACCCAGAGCATGAGCGGGATGCCGATGGGCGGTGGAGCCGGTGACAAGGTGGGCTTTGCCGTGGAGAGAATCGACACAGAAGAGCGGAACCTCAAGCAGATGGAGCTTGATCTCTGTGAACTGCGCATCGAAGCTGCCCGGCGGGCCTACTGCCTGAGCGGGTCTGCTCGGTCTGAAAAGCAAGCAAAGTGCATCTGCGGCTGGTATATCGACCTGAAGCCCCAAAAGAAGATTGCGGTGGACGTGGGCTTGTCCAGAGACAATTCGGTCTCCACCTACATCCACGAGGGGTTTGATGCCTTGGCAGAAATCTGGGAGGATGTACAAAACGACCATTGAAAGCGCTTTGATTTCTACGCTTTATTTGAATCGTTGTGAAACACATGTGAATCGAAGTGTGGTAAAATGATTACAAGCGGAGCCGCGCAAAGCGGTGCGCCGCTTCTCAGCAGCTTCCAAAGCGCGGCCCCGTACGGATTCTCCTTTCGTTCATGCCGCTTAACGCTTTTTCGCTTTGACACCGTGCTTTGCGGGCTGCTTCTATGCGATGTAACACTTAGGTGCCCCACCGACCCGGGAGATGGGATGCGGTTCGACTCCGCGACATCGCACCGAACGCCGCAAAGTCTGTAACGCGGCATGTCTGACGCATGGAGTGATTCACCACCGGTGTGCGGGTGGGTGTGGGATTCCTGAAATCTTGCCCACGCCCTGAAACCTCCGCCCGTGAACAGCAGCACCGGAAATCCGAGCGGGCCAGCATGCCCCGCAGGATGTGCGTCAACTCAAGCAGCCCCGGCGGCGAACCGTGGGCTGTTTTTATTTGCTATATGGCCGCCTGAGCGCAATGTGGAGCGCGGTGCGTGTGTGTAGGCACGGCTGGTTCGATTCCAAGGGCGGCTTTATACTCCGGCAGCTCAAGTGGTAGAGCAGCGGTCTCCAAAACCGCAGGTTGCAGGTTCGAGCCCTGCCTGGAGTGCCATTTGCGTACCCTAGAGGGGGCGGCGCAATAGCGGAGCATCTGGCCGCGAAAGTTCCAGATGCAGCGGCAACGTCTTACTGTCCGGTAAAAGCAGATAACGGCGTTGCTGCTTATATGCCGTCATAGCTCAACTGGAAGAGCCGCCGTCTTGTAATCGGCAGGTTGTAGGTTCAAATCCTACTGGCGGCATATTCGATATTTTGGCCGTTCGGATTTCCGGGCGGTTTTTCTTTTGCATGGGTTTAGAGAGGTGGTGGCGGTGGCCTACAGCAAAAACAAAAGGATAGGCAGACCGCCCGTCTTTGAGAGCAAAGAAGAACTTGAGAAAAAAATCGAAGAGTTCTTCAAAAGCTGCGAAGGGAGCGTCCTAGAAGACGAAACCGGAAAGCCTGTTTTGGACAAATACGGAAACGTGATAAAAATCGACGAACGTCCAGAAACTGTCACCGGTCTAGCTTTGGCGTTGGGTTTTAAGTCTCGGCAATCTTTGATTGACTATCAAGGAAAAGCTGAGTTTTCTGACACGATAACGCGCGCGAAACTACGGTGCGAGAGATACGCCGAAGAACGGCTCTATGATCGTGACGGAAACGGCGGGGCAAGATTCAGCTTGCAAGTCAATTTCGGGTGGAGCGATAAGCCGAAAGAAGCGGAGCAGGAAGAGCGTCACGATGATGGTTTGATAAAGGCATTGAATGCCGCCGCAGACCTCAGCCCGCCGGATGACGTGGAGATGCTGCCAGAGGAAGAGGAAGACCATGCGGAAAAGTAACGGTTTTCGCTGGAAAGCCCTCAGCCAGCGGCAAAAGCAGGTCTTGAGCTGGTGGACGCCCCAGAGCGCATACAGCGGCTACAACGGCATCATTGCCGATGGCGCTATCCGCTCGGGCAAGACCTTTGCCATGAGCTTTTCTTTCGTCCAGTGGGCTATGACCTGCTACAGCGGCCAGCAGTTTGCCATGTGCGGCAAGACCATTGCCAGCTTCCGGCGCAACGTGCTGGGGACGCTCAAGCAGCAGCTTGCAGCCCGTGGTTACAACGTCAAGGAGCATCGGGCAGAAAACTGCATGACCGTCAGCAAGGGCGGCAAAACCAACGAGTTTTACTTTTTTGGCGGCAAGGACGAGAGCAGCCAGGACCTGATCCAAGGCATCACCCTTGCTGGGGCATTCTTCGACGAGGTGGCCCTGATGCCGCAAAGCTTTGTCAATCAGGCCACGGCCCGTTGCTCTGTTACCGGGTCAAAGTTCTGGTTCAACTGCAACCCAGGCAGCCCGCAGCACTGGTTTTATCTCGAGTGGGTGCGTAAATGCCGTTCCCGCAAGATGATGTATCTCCATTTCACGATGGACGATAACCTGTCACTTTCCGAGGACATCAAGGCCAGATACCGCAGCCAGTACAGCGGCGTTTTCTACCAACGCTACATTCTGGGCCTGTGGACGGTGGCAGAGGGCCTTGTATATGACATGTTCGACCGCAAGAAGAACGTTGTTGATGTGCTTCCGGCGCTGTCTCCAAAGAGCGCTTATGTGGCGTGCGACTTTGGAACCCAGAACGCAACGACCTTTCTGCTGTTCCAGAAGCGGGCAGATGCAGACTGCTGGATCGTCACCCGGGAGTACTACTACAGCGGCCGCGAACAGAAGCGGCAAAAGACCGTGGGCGAGTATGTTGCAGACCTCAAAGCGTGGCTGGATGGTCTCAAGCCGGAGAGGATCATCGTTGACCCCTCTGCCCTGCCCCTGATTACAGAGCTGCGCAAGAACGGCTTTACTCAGACACCAGCAAACAACGACGTTCTGAGCGGCATTCTGGACGTACAGACCATGCTGCAGACCGGGCGGCTGAAGATCTACAAAGACTGCAAGCACACGCTGGAAGAGTTCGGCGTGTACGCTTGGGACCCTGACAAAGACGACACCGTGCTGAAGGTCAACGACCACTGCATGGACGCTATCCGCTATTTCGTGCGCACAAAGCGCCTTGTAAAACTGAGGGATTGATTTTGAGCACTGTATACACATTCCAGACCTTCCAGCAGGCGCAAGCCGCCGGGGAACAACTTGATTTCATCCGGCGGTTCGTGCAGCAGCACTGCGCTTCCAAGCCCTACAAGATGGCTCTGGACGCCGACCTGTACGATGCCCAGAAAAACCCGGGAGCTGAGCGCTTTGCGCAGGCTTACGCTTTGATGCTGAAACGTCTGTCCAAAAACACCAAGCAGGACACCCCACACCCCGATATGGTCAAGAGCAACCTTTTCCGGCGGCTCAACAAACAGAGAGCGACCTACTCCCTCGGCAACGGCGTGGTCTTTGCGGACGATGGCGTGGACAAGGACAGGCTGGGGCAGAACTTTGACGAGCAGATCCAGAAGGCCGGATATTTCGCCCTGATCCACGGCGAGAGCTTCGGATTCTGGAACAGTGACCATCTGGTGGTTTTCAAGCTGACCGAGTTCGCGCCCCTGTACGACGAAAAGACAGGCCTTTTGCAGGCAGGTGTGCGCTTCTGGCGGCTGAACCCGGACACGGATATGCACTATATCCTGTACGAGTTGGACGGCTTTACCGAGTACACGGAAAGCAAAATCGGCAATGTGATGAAGGAGACCGTAAAAAAGCAGGCATACAAGAGAGTGACCGTCACCACACCCGGCGGCGGGCTGGAAAGCGTGGAGGGCGAAAACTACAGCGCTCTGCCCATTGTGCCGCTGTGGGGATCCGACCTGCACCAGAGCACCCTTGTGGGCCTGAAAGCCTACATCGACAACACCGATTTGGTGATGTCCGGCTTCTGCAACGACTTGCAGGACTTTTCGCAGATCTACTGGCTGTGCGAGAACTTCAACGGCATGACCGATGACGAGCTGCAGGAGTTCCTTGTCAAGCTGAATCTGTACCACATTGCAGGCGCAGACACCAGCGAGGGCGGCAAGATCACCCCCTACACCACCGAGATCCCTGTGACGGCCCGGCAGGCTCTGTTGGAGCTGCTCCACACCCGGGTGTATGAGGACTTCGGCGGTCTTGATGTGCATTGCGTGAGCGCAGACAGCACCAACGACCATCTGGATGCAGCCTATGAACCGCTAAACCAGAACGCGGACGACTTTGAGGCGCAGGTCAAGCCGTTCATCCGGCAGATCTGCGCACTGGCTGGCTTTGAAAACGCTATGCCGGCATTCAACCGCAGCAAGATCACCAACACCGCTGAACAGGTCGCGACGGTGATTTCTGAGGCACCGATCATCGGGCAGGACATGGCCATTGACCTGCTGCCCAACCTGACCCCGGAACAAAAGGAGCAGGCCAAGGCCGCGCTGATGGCTGAGAGCGCAACACGGGAGACCGTGGACGACGAGGAGGATGAAGACGATGGCTGAAAACATCATCGGCAGGTTTGTTATTGAGCTGGACGAAAACGACAGGAAACTTTTGGAGCGGTTTGCAAATGCAGTCGAATTGATGCAGCCGACCACGATTGATTGGAGCGAGCCAAAAGTCCGCGCAGTAGGCGTTGACGAACTCGGAAACATCAAATGGGGACCCGCCGGGGAAAACAATGAACGACCGTGACCGCATCTCTACCCGCCAACTGAACCGCCTGCGCCGCCGTATCCTCCGGGTGTACGGCACTGCCCGCCGGGAGATGCAGGAGCAGCTTACCGAGTTTCTGGCCAAGTACAAAGCGCTGGACGAGCGCAAGCGGGCGCAGCTGGATGCAGGCGAGATCACCGAGGACGACTACCGTATCTGGCTGCAAAATCAGGTCTTTCAGTCCGATTTGATGCACGCCAAGCTGGACAACATCACGCAGACCTGCACCACAGCCCAGCAGACGGCCTACAAGCTGGCCCGGGACGAGCAATACAATATCTTTTCCTTTGGCGCAAACTGGGCTTTCTACGAGCTAGAACAGGCCGCAGGCGTGACGTTCGGGCTGACCCTGTACAACACCGAGGCGGTGCGGCTGCTTTTGCAGGAGCGCCCCCGGCTTGTACCCAACAAGCGTATCAAAAGCGAGAGCAACAAAACCTATGATGCAAAGGTATTCAATCGCTACGTCATGCAGGGCATTGTGCAGGGCAAGAGCGTCCACGACATCGCCGTGCAGGCCGTCAACGGCATGGCCGACACGGAGATCCACTGGGCCATGAACAACGCCATCACGGCCCTTACCAGCGCCCAGAACGCCGGGGCTTTGCAGCAGATGCGCAACGCCCAGGCTTTGGGCATCGAGGTCAAAAAGCGATGGAATTCTACCCACGACTACCGCACCCGCGAGATGCACCGCCTGCTTGACCAGCAAACGGCAGAGCTTGACGAGCCGTTCAAGGTCATGGGTTACGAGATTCAGCGCCCTGGCGACCCGAACGCAGCGCCGGAGATGGTCTACCACTGCCGCTGTGTGCTGTCCTCTGCACTGGGCAAGTATCCCCGACAGAACGCCATGCAGCGGGACAATGTGACAAAAGGGACCACCCCCGTCATGGATTACACCGAGTGGTATAAGGCCAAAGGCGGCAAAGAGAAAGAGCAAATGTGGTGGGCGGAAGAGAGAAAACGGAGAAAGGAGAGCGAAAAGCATGAAAAATAAGAAGTTTGGGATTGTCGTAATCAACGATGACTTTTTCTTGAACTTTTGCCGTGATTTTAAGCCCCCGTGTGGTTACATTAAGCCAAAACACGCGCGGCCTTCCTACGGAAATGGCGCAAAGCCGCATGGAGCACACAAACGCATTATTAGGACAATGGAAGGATTCAGAAAATGAATGTCTTAATGTCGGATGCCGATTATGCACCGTGGCTTATGGATGCGCTCAAGCTGATTGAAGAAGAGAAGGTCGAAAAACTTGCAGTAGTAGGCATTACTGCCAAAGGTGAGGTCATGACCGGTTATTATCACATGGAAATGTCCGATAAAGCTCTTGTTTCTGCTCATATGCAGGCTGACGCTGTACTGGATTCGGTTTGTTCCAACGGAGAGCTGATCCAAAGACGTTGGGCAGAGCAGGAGGAAGAAGGGGAAGATGCCGATGAAATTTGAATACAACATCAAATTCACCGACAACACCCCGCGGCTGTTTGAGGCGCTGGACTCTTGGGCGGAACGGGTGCTGACCATCTGGGGCATGACGGTGCAGGACTACGCCCGGCTGCTTGTGCCCACAGGCACGGCAGACAGCACGGGCATTGAGGGCTACGTGGGCGGCGCGCTCAAGCAGAGCCTGACCTACGCCGTATACCTTGCAAAAAAGACCGTGACCATCGGGTCAAATCTCTTTTACAGCGTCTACGTGGAGTTGGGCACGGGCATCTTTGCCGAGAAGGGCAACGGACGCAAAACGCCGTGGGTCTGGAAGGACTTCAACGGCAAGTGGCACTTTACCCGTGGCATGAAAGCCCGCCCGTTCCTCCGCTCGGCGGTGGAGGAGCACATCGAAGAGCTGCGAGAGATTGCTGTGGAAGAAGGAAACAAGGAGACATAACATGAAGAAAATTTTCGCATCTATCATGCTGCTTGCGGCGCTTTTGCTGTGCGGCTGTTCGGAGGCTGACAAGGCAAATCACAACATCGCAAAGCAGGCGGATTACTTTGAGAGCGAGCGCAAACTAACCGTTTACAATGCCCGTACAGACAAGGTGATCATGGAAGCCGAGGGTTACATGTCCATCTCCAACAACTCAAACAATGAGCTGGTCTGCACCGTCAAAATAGGGCCTAACACCTACCGAAAAAATTATGTTTACCTGAACGATTACACCATGTATGTGGTAGAGGACATCACCGGCACCCATACCGACCCGTACCACTACAAGCTCTATTTTCACACGGACGTTTTGCCAAGCGTGGAAACAAAGCCGTAAAATTTAATACTCAGCGGTTGGCGCACAGCGTCAGCCGCTTTTTTATGCCGTTTTCGCTCAATGGTAGAGCTGCTGATTTGTAACCAGCGGACGCGGGTTCGATTCCTGCAAGCGGCACCACACCGGCAGCACGTCCGGCAAATAAACCTTATTGCCAAGCATGGCAGCCCGAGCAAGGGCGGAAAGGACTATCACATGGCACTCGAACGAAAGACTCTCCGGGCGATTCTGGAAGATGAAACGACCGACACTAGCGGCAAGCTCAAGAAAATTCTGGACGTGCTGCATGAGGAAACGGACACCTTGCAGAACCAGATCGATGAGAAGAACGCAGCCCTCGCCAAAGCCGAAAAGGACCGGGACGCAGCCAACGGCGGCAAGGAAGCCGCTGAAAAGGCGCTGACCGACTACAAGGCTCAGCAGACCCAGAAGGACACCCACGCAGCCAAGGAAGCCAAGTTCCGGGAGCTGCTGAAGGCCGCCGGGGTGCTGGACAAGTATGCAGACCGCGTTGTGCGGCTGTCTGGCGAGGATATCGACAAGCTGGAGCTGGACGATAAGGGCGAGGTCAAGGACGCCAAGAAGCACACCGACAGCCTGAAAGCTGATTGGAGCGACTTCGTAGGCACTACGACTACCACCGGCGCAAAGGTGGACACCCCGCCCACCAACACCGGCTCCAAAATGACCAAAGACCAAATTTTTGCAATCAAGGACGCTGGCGAACGCCAGGCCGCGATTGCTGCAAATGCCGACCTGTTTACAGGCGGCGGAAAGGACTAACACATGGCAGCAAAAGAAAATATCACTATGACCACCGATATCACCGTAGCCGCGCGTGAAATCGACTTTGTGACCCGTTTCCAGCGCAACTGGGACCATCTGCGCACCATTCTGGGCATCATGCGCCCTATCCGGATGCAGCCTGGCACCGTGCTCAAGAGCAAGTATGCACAGGGCACCCTGCAGAGCGGCACCGTGGGCGAGGGCGAAGAGATCCCGTTCAGCAAGTACACCGTCAAGGAGAAGGAGTACGGCAAGATCACCATCGACAAGTACGGCAAGTCTGTCACCCTTGAGGCGATCCAGAATTACGGCTACGATGTCGCCGTGCAGAAGACCGATGATGAGTTCCTGTACGACCTGACCGCTCTGGTAACGGATAAGTTCTACAAGTTCCTGAACACCGGCACCCTGAAGGGCACTCCCAAGACCTTCCAGATGGCGCTGGCACATGCCAAGGGCGCGGTCGAGAACAAGTTCAAGACCATGCATCGCACCGTGACCGGCGTTGTTGGCTTTGTCAACGTGATGGACGTGTACGACTATCTGGGCAATGCCAATATCACCGTGCAGAACCAGTTCGGCTTCCAGTACATCAAGGACTTCATGGGCTACAACACCATCTTCCTGCTGTCCGACAGTGAGATCGCGAAGGGAAAGGTTATTGCCACCCCGGTAGACAACATCGTCATGTACTATGTGGATCCTGCGGATAGCGAGTTTGCCCGCGCAGGTCTGGTCTACCGGACCGCAGGCGAGGCAAGCAACCTCATCGGCTTCCACACTCAGGCAAACTACAGCACTGCAACCTCCGAGAGCTACGCCATTATGGGCGTGACCCTGTTTGCTGAGTATCTGGATGGTATCGCTGTCGAGACCATTACCCCGGGCGAGTGATCGCCCCTTTGTAAGGAGGACGCCCCATGACTGTACCGGAGCTGTGCGTCTACACGCACAATTTCTTTGACCGGGCGGACGACCCCGTTGCCGGGGAGTTCGCCTTTGAGCCGGATACCGTTCCCGCCGGGGTAGTGCCGGGGCAGTATTTCCTCGTGTGCGGATCCATCTTCAATGACGGCGTGCACAAGGCCGGGGACGGCGATCTGACCGCCGAGACCTTCACCGGGACGGTGCAGCCCATGCGCGTGCCGCCTGCTTTTGTTGCGCTGGCTGAAAAAATCGACGCATACGACAAGGCTCTGCCGTCCAGCGGCGTGTATGTGTCCCAGTCCTTTGCCGGGTGGTCCGGCACGATGGCTACAGGCGCGGACGGCCTGCCCGCAGACGGCAAGACCCGCTATAAATCCGAGATCAATCAGTGGAGGAAGATGTGACATGGTCAACGCATTCACTGCATCCACCGTGATGCAGAGCTTTACCCAAAAATACCGTTTTCAGACCCGAAGCTATGAGCCGGACGGCGTGGGCGGCTTTGTGTCCGGCTGGCAGGACGGCCCCGAGTTTGAGGCCGTGGAGCGCCACGACACCACTGTGGAAGCTCAGGTGGCGGAGCAGGCTGACACCGCTTCCACCTATACGCTGCTGGTTAACACGGGTGTGCCGCTGGCTTTCCCGGACTATATCAAGCGGGTAAGCGACGGGCAGACCTTTCAGATCACAAGCACAGCGGACGAAAGCAAAGCCCCGCCGGAATCCGGCATGGGGCTGCGGGCCGTCAAGTGCAAAAAGGCGGTGCTGCCGTAATGGGACCGTCTGAGAGCATCAACCGGGCACTGAACGCTTTTTTCAACGGATTTGGCATCCCGGGCTATCTGGAAGACAACATCCCGCCCGCCGCTTCCCTGCCCTACCTGACCTACAAGCCCGCCGTCCCCGGCGGCTGGAACGAGGAAGCGTCGTTTCATGGCCGCTTGTGGTATCCAAGCAGCGCAGGGCGTTTGCCCATCTTACAGACCGAAGACCAAATTAGCGCAGCCCTTGCAGGCGGTTTGACCGTGCCGTGCGAGGGCGGCGCTATTCTTTTGCGCAAAGGCACCCCGTGGGCCCAGCCGATGGACAACCCGCCCGAGGGCTATTTGTGCGAGTACCTGAATTTTGAGATCACGCAGCTATGCGAGTAAGGAGAATTATGGGAAGAAAATTTACCAAAATTTCCGCAGAAGCATTCAAGTCCATGCAGATCAACGCGGGCCTTGTGCTGAACAAGTTCGACACTGAGGGCCAGACCGCCGTCGCTGATGCCGACATCATCTGCGCAACCACTGGCGGCATCACCGCCACCTGTACCCCCAACATCACCGACCTGGGCGAAGATGTGGACAACTGCCAGAAGAACACCGTGGAGCTCATGGAAATTGAGGATTACGACTGCACGCTGACCTTCACCGCGCTGAATACCTCCGCCGAGGTCATCCGCATGGCGCTGGGCGCAGCGGACGTGGCCGGGGGCAAGGTAACGCCCCGCATGACGTTCAAAACCGACAAGACCACGGGCGACTTCAAAACCATCTGGTTTGTGGGCGACCTCATCGGCGGCGGCTATGTGGCTGTTCGGCTGGACAACGCAATCAGCACGGGTGGCCTGTCCCTCAAGACAACCGACAAGGGCAAGGGCAATGTGTCCGTCACCCTGACGGGCTGTGTCCGCATGGGCGACGAGACCGTCCCAATGGAGTTCTTTGTAAGCGAAGACGCGGCAGCATAAGGAGTGGAACAATGAAAACTCTCAACCAGATGGACGAAACAGAATTTCTGCGCCACTGTTACATGATCGCGGACAAGGTGGCCACCCTGCTGACCGAGACGCAGGTGATGGAGCTGCGCAAAGTCGGCCCCATCCTCACGGGCAGTGAAACCCCCGATGAGCTCAAGGCAAAGAAAGAAGCCCAGGGCCGCAAGAACATCAAGGCAATGGCAAAAAAGCTGCTGTTCGACAATGCTCAGAACACAGCGGAGCTGCTGCCTTTGCTGTATGAGCTGGAAACGGACAAGGACGGCAACCCTGAAAAGATGACTCCCTTCAAAACCCTGCGCGTCATCACGGAGACCATCAACGACCGGGATGTGCTGGATTTTTTATCCTCGTTGGTGAGGTTGGCTCAGACCGATATCGGCGGCTGATCTCATCCATCCGGCTGGATATGCTGAAAGCCATTGGCAAACCCTACATTGCCCAACATTGCGTCGATGCGATGCAGCAGGAAGCTTACGAGAAGAGCTACCGCGCCTACATCACGGACGCTCTGGCCAGCCTTGTGGGCATGGAGTGTCGGTGGGTGGACACCCTGCCCGACTTTAATACTCCCGCCCGGCCCAAGCAGAGCGCAGAGGAAATCAAGGCCCGTATTCTGGCCGGGCTGAACGGAGGTGATACGCCCTGAAACTTTTTGAATTGATGGCCACTCTTGGGCTGGACACGTCCGCGTATGAGCGGGGCATCAACAACGTCCAGAGCGAGACCAAAAAGACCGTGACGGCGCTTTCCAGCGAGTACAGCAAGGCCGCAAAAAGCGTTCTGGAACTGACAAAGCAGTATAACGAATCTGCCGCCAAGACGGGCAAGACCTCGGCTGAGACCAAAGAGCTGAAAAATAAGCTTGCAGCAGCTGAGGCACAGCTCAAAACAACCGCCTCCGCCCTGAAATCCGCAAACAACGGCATGGACTCCTTTGGCAAATCGGCCAGCAGTACGGGAAGCGGGCTGACGGCGGCGCTGACAAAATCGCAGCTTCTGGCTTCTGCCATCTCCACGCTTTCCACCGCGGCCCTCAGTGGTGCAAAGCAGTTTGTGTCTATGGGCATTGAGTACAACGCCCAAATCGAAAGTTACCGCGTGGGTCTAACCAATATGCTGGGCGATGCACAGGCGGCCAATGAGGCCATGGCGGCCATTCAGGAGGACGCGGCCCGCACGCCGTTCAGTGTGGATTCGCTGACGCAGGCAAACCAGCTGCTGATCAGCGCGGGTGAAAATGCAGGCTACTCCCGCAAGGTCATCATGGCACTGGGCGACGCGGTCTCGGCTACAGGAGGAGGCAACGCGGAGCTTTCCCGCATGGCAGCTAATCTGCAGCAGATCGCCAATGTGGGCAAAGCGTCCGCAATCGACATCAAGCAGTTTGCCTATGCCGGCATCAACGTTTATCAGGTGCTGGCTGACTACACCGGGAAAACGGTGCAGGAAGTCCAGAACATGACCATCAGCTATGACCTGCTGTCTAATGCCCTTATTGCTGCCAGCGAGGAGGGCGGGCGCTACTACAACGCCATGGACACCCAGAGCCAGACCATGAATGGCCGCGTTTCCACCCTGAAAGATAACGTGAGCCAGCTGGCGGGATTGCTGACCGGCGATTTATCCAGCGGCATCGGCGTTGCGATTGGCAAGCTGAACGACATGGTCGTCGCAGCACAGGAAGCTTATAAGCTTGACGGATGGAGTGGCCTTATCGGGAAAATAACAGGTCTTACCACCGTCATTGACAAGGCCAAATCTTCTGCTGTTGGCCTGAAAGCTGTCTTTGACGCGCTGAAAAGCGGAGAAATAGGCGTTTTCCACGGCGACTGGGATGCTGTCTACCAGAAAGCTTTTAACAACGACTACCAAAACAAAAAGGCCGGAAAAAAGGACACAGACTACTGGAAAGAATACGGCGAGCGTCTGAAAAAACAGTACGGAATAAAAGAAACCAACAGCAGCTCCATCGTCACCACAGGCGGTGGCGGCGGCGGAACAAGCAAAAAACATACCGCCAAAGCGGCTGCTGACACCAAAAAGCTGGCGGATACCGTCACCGAAACGTCGAAGCAGATCCTTGCCGGAACGGGCAACATTGTGGGTAACATCCAGCGCGTGGTGGAGACTGCAGACAATACCTACAACGTCTACGACGGCACCACCAAAAAACTCAAGGGCACCACAAAGGAGACCGTGGAGACCATCACGGACTCTTGGAAAGAAGTGGTGGACGGCACGGAGAAGACCATCAAATCGGTCACAAAGAAAGTGACCGATGCGGCCGGAAAAGTGACCACGACCACGCAAAAGACCTGTGACGATGTGGTTTTGTCCGTGACGGAGCTGCAAAGCCGCATTGACCAGAACCTCAGCAATGCGCAGAAGCAGTGGTCGAACGGCATCTTTGGCCGCCTGCAAAACGCGTTCACCGACCTGAAAAACCGCAACTGGGCCGGGTTGGCTACAGACGTGGCAAATCTTATCTGGGGCGAGGTATCGCAGGATCAGCGGGAGCTTATCTCCAAGTGGGCGGCGGATGCGCTGGGTGTCATCAATGACGCGTACAGCGGGGGCGGCGTAAAAGCGGCCTTTGCTACCATCAAATCACTCTTTACGGACGGAATCGCTGCCAGTGCGACAGAAGCGGGGACGGCGGTGCAAAGCTTTGGCTCTATCCTGTCCAGCTTGAGCGCATCCGGTGGGGCAGGTGCCCAGCTGGCCAACGTCGCCAGCGGGGTGTCCAACATGGCCACCTCTATCATGGGCAGTCTGGGCAGTATCGTCTCGCTTGTGGCATCCAACCCTGTGCTGGCTGCCATCCTGGGCGTGGCTGCTGTGGCGGGCGGTATCGGTCTGGCCGCATGGCTGGGCAGTAAAAACGGCGAAAAGGAAAGCACTGACAGCAAGAGCACGACGCTTTCCTACAAGGACATCCAGGATGCCTACTGGTACGGCAGCCAGCGCAGCTTTGCCGGGTACGATTTCCGCACCGACGGCTATGCGTTCGGCGAAAGCCCGGCAAACGGGCGGCTTTCGTCCTACCAGCAGAAAATGCAGCAGTCCGTGGACGCGCTGTACAACGTGGTGCAGCAGTACCTTCCCCAGACGGCAAACACTGTCATTAAGCTGGACGACGGGACGCTGGTGGGAGCTCTGGCACCTTCTATTGATGCACAGCTGGGCCATCTGGCCACGCTGGCAGAAAGGGGAAATTAAAATTTGTACAAAATTTTTGCATATCCCTTTGGCAACCCCACCGACAAGCGCCTGATCTACGCTCCCAATAACCGCAATGCCCTTGTGCTGTCTCCCAAGCTGACCCGAGAGGTCAGCAAGGGCGGCAGCCTTTCTTTTACCATGACGCGCGACCATGAGCAGTATGAGAGCCTGCAAAAGATGTCCACCTGCATCACCGTTGAACAGGACGATAAAGAGATCTGGCGCGGGCGTGTCTTGAGCCATGAGGCGGACTGGTACAACCGGCGCGTCATATACTGCGAGGGCGCTTTGTCTTACTTCAATGACAGTGCAATCACCCCTTTTAACTACGAGGGAAAGCTGGCGCAGTTTTTGCAGCACCTTATCGATGCCCACAACCAGCAGTGCGGCAGCATGAAGATGAAACGCTTCGAGCTAGGCACTGTAACCGCGGCATTGGGCGATCTTGTTGTGCACTATGGAGACCGGGACAGCTACGGTGTGGGCGAAGACTACGGCAGCACCTGGGACATCATCGACAAGATGGTGCTCAAGGTGTACGGCGGATATGCCTACTGTACCTACAACCCCGCCACGGGTAATAACGTCTTAAATTATTGCGATCAGTCTTTCGAGGCCGACCGTTTGGTCAACCAAACCATTGAGTATGGCGTAAACCTGCTGGATTTCACCGAGAAGACCGATACCAACAGTCTTTTTACCCGTGTGTATCCCATGGGAAGCAAGCACACGGTCGAGGAGACAAAGTGGAAGTGGAAATTTTTGTGGTGGGGTGAAAAGTACACAGAAAGCCATGAAGAGCGCTATGGCATTTCTGGAACGGACGCGTCGACCGTCAATAAGTATCTGCCAAAAGGGTATTCGTACCGGCTGGACAGCAGTGACGGCGACTGCGGATGGATCCAGAATGATGCAGCGGCCCAGAAGTTTGGCATAGTGTCAGCCCTGGGCGAGTATGACACCGACAGCGACAACGACACCTTTGCTGCAGGCGTGCAGGATCTTCAGAAAAACAGTTTGATGGTGACGAGCTACACCGTCAAGGCTGTGGATCTGCGAGATGCGGGCTATGACAAGGACAGGCTGACTTTTGCCGGCTATGCCCACATAATCAGCAAGCCCCACAGCATCGATGTCATCATGCTGTGCACAAAGCTGGTGGAACCGCTGGATCAGCCGGACAAAAAGGAGTATACCTTCGGCATGACCCGGCAGACTTTGACCGACCGACAAGTGGCCAACCTGGGCCGCACCAACCTGCTGGATGAGGATACGGCATCCGCTGAAAAATATCAGCAGAGCACCCTTAACCAGCTTTTCAAGTACCAGAAGTCTAACGACAAAAGAGTGGACGATGTGGACAAAAAAGCTGGTGAAGCAGCCAAAACGGCTACCAACTTTTTGGAGTTTACCCCGGAAAACGGCCTTATCGTCCGGCATGACCAGCTGCCCGGCAAAAGGGTGCAGATCACCAACGACGGCATAAAAGTGCTTTCCGGTTCCAGCATGGTCAACATCCAGTCGGATAGCATCTCCATCACCGATGGCAACGGCAGCTGCACCATCGACTCCGGAAAGATTACCTTCTACGGCATCCGAAACGCCCGTATCTGGGACTTTGGGGACAACGGCTCTTTTGGAGCGCAGACAATCCCGCTGGACCTGGCCAATTTTTCTGCTGTGTATCTGACCTATACCAGCAAGAAAGGCTCCACATGGTGGGCCAGCGGCGGTACTGCCGGATGTGTGACCATGGTCATCCCGGTCAATGGCGTGGAATACGCCATGACTTACCCGTGGAACACCACTCACATGCGGACGGTGCGGGTCAATGCCGCAGGTATCACCTTCGGGCCCGGTCGTGAGCGCACCTCGAACTACGTCACGGGCAACAATTTCACTCCAGCAATCACGCCAGTTACTTTCAAAATTGACTTGGAAAGTCCAGGATCTGACGGCTGGGTGCAAAACGACTCGCTCTGTATGCCCCGGGAGCTGTATGGTTTTATGTGAGGAGAAAAAATGAAAGTACCTGGCTGTAAATTTATGTGCAAGGTGTGCTCCGATGGCCGCATTTACAGTGGCGGATGGGGCGTTGAAGAAGTAATCCCGAACCCTCTCCCAGACAACTGCATGGTCTTCGATGAGTTCCCGGAGGACTGGGAGGATGGCGGCTCGCACTATGTGTGGGACGGAAAAAAGTTGGTATACAGCCCTCTGACCCCGGAGCAGTTGGCCGTGATCCAGAGCGGAGGTGAGCTTAAATGCTGATGGGCGCACAGATCGGAAATGTCCATACCCTCAAAGACCTTGGCCTTTATCTGAAGGTGGGCAGCCCTATGATATCCGGTGCAGAGCCAGAGACAATGCTTGTCAATGTCCCGGGCTCTGACTTTATCCTAGATCTGTCCAGGGCTTTGGATGGGAAAGTGCACTACAAGCAGCGCACCATCAAGCTGGAGCTTATCTGTAAGTCTCCGAAAAAGCAATGGACAACCATCCAAAGCGCCCTTGAAAATGCCTTACAGGGCAAGTGGCTTCGGTGCGTTTTTGATGAGGACAGTACCTGGTACTGGCAGGGCCTTTGGCGGGTAGACCCCAGTGAGAAAAACCGACATGATATGGCCTTTACCATCGAGGGCACCTGCAACCCCTACAAGCGCAATATTACCGCCGACGCGGGCGCGGACTGGTTGTGGGATACCTTTGACTTTGAGACCGATACCATCTACGACACACCGACAGGAGTGATTAGCTTATGATTACACTCAACTTTGATGAGGTTTTGAAGCGCATCTATAACGCCAAAAAAGGCGTTGAAGTCCGCTACGGCCTCGGCCAAGGCTTTGAGTACTGCAAGCAATTTGCCGACGAGGCTCAAGGCCATGCCACCAACGCCAAAGCCAGTGCGGACAAAGCCGAGCAGACCGTGGCAGGCATCGAGCAGACCAAAACCGACGCGGTGCAGGCGGTGCAGAATGCCCAGAGCACCGCCACGACCGCCGTGACGACCAAGCAGACCGAGGCCGTACAGGCCGTGGACGATGAGCGCGACGCGGCCTTACAACAGGTGGCCGACTCCACCCGAGCCGCCCAGACCGCCGCCAATGCGGCCGGAAACGCGGCCACGGCCGCAGGCGGCTATGCCAGCAACGCAGAGTCCTCTGCCACCGCCGCCTCCAGCAGCGCCAGCGCGGCGGCAACGTCGGAGAGCAACGCCGCATCCAGCGCCCAGAGCGCTGGCACCGACGCAGACCGGGCCGAGGCAGCTGCCGCTCTGGCTGGCACCAGGGCGAACACGGACAAAACTCTCAAGACCGAAAACGCCCCCGCCGACGCTGCTGCCGTGGGCAACATTATCCTCGACCCTGACGGCAATGCGATTTTTTACAGCAAGGCTGAGGTGGAAGCCAAAATCAAAGAAATTCTCGCCGCCCAGCGAGAAGAAGACCTCGCCAGAATCAAATTCTGGGTCAGCGACGGCCCCACATCCCCGGCAAGCTTTATCGGCGGCACATGGGAACGGATTGAGGGCAAATTTATCATGGGCGCAAGCGATACCTACCCGGCAGGGAGTACGGGTGGTAACTTGCAAATGATTCTCTCTCCGGAGAATATTCCGGCTGTTGGTTTTGCAATCCCAACAAATGATACACAAAAAAATGATATACATGTTGGCAAATGGGGTTTTATGGCATCTGTTTCTCAGGAAACTACTGATGGCGGAAGATATCACTCCGGTCTTTATAGCAGTACGAATAATGGAAACTCCCCCGTTGATATCCTTAACCCCTACTACTCCATGTACATCTGGCGCAGAGTGGCATAACCGAAAGGAGACCTTATGAAAATCATTGACAGCAACGGCGTAGAAATCGCCAGCCCCGACCTGACGAAAGGCTACCTCAAGCCCGAGACCCAGACCGTCCACCACGATGCTGTGGCGGGCGTGGAGGAGGTCAGCCACTACGAGACCGAAACCTTGCCGGACGGAACCCCTGCTATTTACTATGACGCAGATGGTCGCGAAAAAGGCCGTGATGTCCGCAAGGTGGTGGACGTGCCCGGCGTGATCGCACAGAAAGCCTATGACGAAGAGGTGGAGGTGCAGCGGTATGTGCTGTACACCGCCGAAGAGCTGGCCGCACAGGCTGAAGCCAAGAAAAAGGCAGAAGAAGCCGCTGCCGCCGAAGCGAAGAAAAAGGCAGAGCTGGAAACCGTGCCGGGCCGCATGGACGCTCTGGAAGCGGCAAACGACGACCTTGTGCTTATGATGGCCGATTTGATTGGAGGTTAAAACTATGAAAACGCTGAACAACTTGAAACTTCGCATCATGGTGCGGGCATTCCGCATCCGGCTGACTGCTGGTGATACCTTTGAGGATATCGCAGCGGATTACCCCGCCCTGACCGCTGACGACCTGGAAGCCATTAAAGAAGCCCTTGGGCAGTAAGGAAGCGTGGAATGAAAGCATTTTTCGATTTTATCTCCAAGCTTCTGGCGGCCCTCTCCCACGCTGCCGGTGACAGCGCCGACAAGGAAGAACCTGCTCCTGCACCAGACGTGCCCACTGTGGACACCGTGACCGGGTGGGGAGGTGAGCTACCCTACCGCTATCTCGACGTGAGCCGGTGGCAGGGAAAAATCAAAATGGAGGGCTGGGCGCAGGTAAAAGCGGCAGGTTACAAAGGCGTGATGCTGCGGGCCGTAGGGAGCCGCAACTGTGTGCCCTACATCGACCCCACTTTCGAGGACAACTATTCCAACGCAAAAGCGGCAGGGCTGGACGTGGGCGTGTACTACTACACCAACGCCACCAGTGAGGAGCTGGCAGACCGGGAGCTTGCCGTGCTGCGGAAGGCCCTGGTCGGGAAAGAGATGACCATGCCGGTGGCAGTGGATCTGGAATCGCCGATTCTTGCCGGGATGCCCTATGGAGACCTGTCAAATCTGGCGGCCTATCATCTTGAGCAGATCGAGAAGATGGGGTTTTACGCCCAGCTCTACACCTACACCAGCTATGCCAATGCCCATCTGGACATGGCAAGGCTTGCAGGGCGTTGGGACGTATGGCTGGCGGACTACACCGGCAAGACCCCGAAAGTTAGTTTTAAGTACACCGCTCACCAGCACACCAGCAAGGGCAGCGTGCCGGGCATCTCCAGAACTGTTGACCTCAACGTGACCACCCTCAACTACCCGAAAATCATCCGCAAGAAGGGTCTGACCCGTCTTCGGGAGGGCGCATGAGCGACGCGATCATCGTAGCACTCATCACTGGCGGCCTGAGCCTGATCGGCGTGCTTATCTCTAACAGCAGGGCCGCTCAAAACATGGACGCAAAGCTGGAAAAACAGCAGGCCATTACTGACACTAAGCTGGACGAGCTGACCCGGGAAGTCCGGACACACAACAATTTCGCCCAGCGCATCCCGGTGCTTGAAGAACAGATGAAGGTGGCAAACCACCGCATTGCAGACCTCGAAAAAGAGAGAGGAGAGTAATACATGGCAACAATTAATAACCTTTTGACCGCACTTCCCACCCATGTGGCCCTCGTGCTCATGCTGGGCGGCTTTGTGTTTTACGCCCTGGGCTGCATCCGGCTGGGCTATGGTGCAGCTGTCAAGGGCACCGTGCTTGACCTGATCGAGCAGGCAGAGCACGAGATTCAGGGCACCAAGAGAGGCGCAGAACGTAAAGCGTGGTGCGTCAAGATGCTCCGGGCCGCACTGAGTGCAAGCAAATACGGCAGACTCATCAGCTGGGCCATTACCGATGAGACCATCGGGGTGATCATCCAATTTTTCTTTGATCGCATGAAAGCGGCACTGGAAAAGCAGTAAGGAGGCATAATACATGGACTTGAGAAACACTGCCGAAATGATGCTCAGCAGCGATTACAAGGAGCGTTTTCGTGCGGAGTATTACCAGACCAAAATCCGCTATGAAAAGCTGCACCGCATGACTATCCAGTACGAGGCCGGAACTTTGAATTTTACGCCGTCCTGTTCTTTGGCTCTTTTGAGAGAGCAAAAAGCGGCTATGGGGAATTATCTCCATGCACTCGAAGTCCGTGCAGAAATCGAAAACATTGATTTAAGCATGAGTTAAGAGGAGGATATCATGGCAAGCACTACATACGACCAGAAACGATTTTGTGAAATCAAGAGATGCGGCAAAATCGACCATCTCGGTAACGTCCCAGTAATGGTGCGCAACGCGGGAGAGCTGCCGCAGCCCTTCTGGCTCGGTGCTGCCTGTGGCGGCGGCTCGTGTAGTGCTGCCCGCTGCGCTGCAAGGACTTGACCGACAGCAGATGACCGCCGCCATCAAAAGCGCACCGCTTGGGAGGGTAGACCGTAAGATAGCCTTACTGCGGTATGTTGAGCGGCTCCCGCTGCCGGACATTGCAGCGCAGACACATTACAGCCGGACGGCGATAGGCTATCGGCTGAAAGGCATTGAAAAAGTTTTTGAGTAAAGCACCCCCGGTGTTCCGTTTGGATCATCGGGGGTTTTTCTATTTTTTCTCTTTTTTGAGTTCTTCGAGACGGCTTGCAAGCTCTTCTTCCCATCCCTCATGTTCTTTTAGAAATGGGGCGTATATCAGCTCTTCAGCTGCTTTGCGGGCTGCAACAGCTTCCTCGATTGTCTCATAGGTTCCAAGGTACGTCTTGTGTCTTTTAAAGCAAATTACAGCGCGGTAACGATTTTTGTCTTTGAAAACGCCACTGTGCCCTGTGGTTGAGTTTTGATTGACTTTCCCGCTAAGACGCAACTTTACAGATACAAGGCTCGATCCGTCCACATCCGCTTCACGATGAATCGCGTCAGAGAAGAGCTTAACGTTATTGGTACACTTCTTACACTTTGAAATTTTTTTCACTTGAAACAGGCGCATATCAGACTTTCTGCCGCAAACGGGGCACAATGCGGTACAAAAAAGGTCATTCCCTTTGACAGACGGATTTTTATAAACGTCAATAATTTTCCATCCATTGATGACCTGGCCGATGTACTGCTCCTTTCTTTTTTTCAAAAATTCCTGACTGCGCTGTCCTGCCATACGGCCATTTGCACAAGCCTGACAGCCTGTACTTTTCCCGTTTTTAAGAGACTGTATGTAGACATCTTTCACGGTGCCGCATTCGCAGCGGCACTTCACATAGCCGCTCTTTTCGGATGCACCTATCACGACCCAGCTCCCAAAAGTATGACCCGTCAAGTCTTTTGCTGCCATATCGGAATCCCCCTCAGATCAGCCCATAGTGCTCGGCCAGCAGGAAGCGGACGTATGCCGGACACGCACGCTTTTCACAGCACCAGTCCTGCACGGTTCGCAGCGGGATGCCCGCCTGCTTTGCAAAAGTGGTCTGAGACAGGCGAGTGCGTGAAACCAGCTCCCGCATGGACAAGTGCGCCAGCTCCCAGATGTTGGACAGCCTTTCCTTCTCAGCGTCCAGATCAACGCAGTCAGAAGTGTCATCCGGTACGCTCAGAGTAATGTTGTTGGAAAAGATTTCCTTCGGCTGCTCTGCGGCCATAGTAAAAAGCTCTGCTTTGGTATACATGATTGACTTCCTTTCTTTCGTGTGATAGGATAAACGTACACCTCCATGTGAGGTGTCTTTCACAAAATCCCCCGTTCGGTGTGGCAAGCATCGGGCGGGGGATTTTTTATTTAGTAGATCTCAACGCCCAGTTTTTCGGCAGCGGCTTCAACGACTTCTTCAAACGAGGGGCCGCGATTCGAGTCGTTCCAGTCGTAATCGCCAGCGGATGCGGCTTCCCACTCTTCTTCCATGTCAGCTGCTTTGCACAGCTCGGTGCACAGCTCGTAATCCCAGACATCGGACTTGCGGATATCAGCGGCGATTTCAATAGCGTTTCTCATAATTTTGTGCCTCCATGTTGTTGTGTGCTTGTGTCTTTCACTGTCCTTATTATACACGCATTGCGTGTAAATGTCAAGGCTTTTTGAAAATTTTATACGCATTGCGTGCGAATGCTCGAGCGCTCATACGGTTCTGTGCCGTGTGGGCGCTTTTCTTTTTTGTCCTTCGTTTGACGTTCGTTTAACGCACGGATTCGGCAGAAAAGGTACTATGGTCGCAAAGGGAGGGGCGCACCATGTGGCACAAGTTTAACCCGAACCCGCGCGGGAGCAGCGTCGGGGACTGCGTAGTGCGGGCCGTGGCAGCCGCAACGGGCCAAGACTGGGAGAAAGCTTACCTTGGGCTTGCGCTTACTGGCTTTATCATCGGCGATATGCCCAGCGCCAACCGCACATGGGGCGCATACCTCCAAAAACGCGGGTTCAAGCGCAGCATGGTTGAAGCGGATTGCGCCATCTGTTACACCGTGGCAGATTTTGCTCGGGAGTACCCTCGCGGTGTGTATGTGCTGGGCTGCTCCGGCCACGTTCTGACCGTCATCGACGGCGCGTGGTGGGACAGCTGGGACAGTGGCGCAGAATGCCCGATCTACTACTGGTACAAGGAGGAAAACGATGCCGATTTATAACGGATACCCGCAAGTGTTTTACCCGCAACAGCCGCAGGGGCAGCTTGAACAGCTCAGGGCAGCACAGTACCAGCCCCAGCCCGTCATGATGCCGACAATGCAGGGGCAGGCCGCACCGACTGACAGCGGCTTTATCTGGGTACAGGGCGAAGCGGCAGCTCGTGGCTATCTGGTAGCCAACGGGAGCCGAGTGCTTTTACTGGATGCCGATTCCGATACCTTCTACATCAAAGAGGTTGGGCAGGACGGCAGGCCGTTCCCTCTTCGCATTTACGATTACAAAGAGCGCACCAGCGGCCCCAAAGCGTCGATTGCAGCCACGCAAGCCGCAGGCGGGGAGTATGTCACCCGCAAGGAGTTCGACGAGTTGGCGGCAAAGCTGGCGGCGTTGGAGAAGCAAGAAGCACCAGAGCCGGAAAAGGAGGGCTAAACGATGGGCAGCAGCTTGTTTAATTCGATGGGCCGACAGGCTCAGAACCCTATTGGCGGGCAGTTCCAGCAGTTTATGGGCCAGATGCAGGGAAAGAACCCGCAGGAGATGATAAACCAGATGCTCACCTCCGGCCAGCTCTCACAGCAGCAGCTCAACGCCATTCAGCAGCGGGCGCAGCAGATCGCGCCGATGCTCAACGGCATGAAAAATATGTTTGGATTCTAAAATGCGGCCGCATTTAGAATAAATTTCAAAATCTAACGTAAAGGAGTAAAACTATGTCTCTTTCTTCTGATAGCACGGTTCTGACTATGCCGGTACAGCCCGCCAACGGCTACAGCAACGGCCTCAATGGCTGGGGCGGCGACTGGATGGGCTGGATCGTCCTCTTTCTGATCTTCGGCATGTTCGGCTGGGGCGGCATGGGCGGCTTTGGCTGGGGCGGCGGCATGGGCGGCGCTTCGCCTTATATGACCAGCGCCGTAACACAGGCGGACCTGCAGCGCGGCTTCGACAACCAGAGCGTCATGAACAAGCTGAACGGGCTGGAAAGCGGCCTGTGTGACGGCTTCTATGCCATGAACACCGGGATGCTTCAGGGCTTCAACGGCGTGCAGCAGGGCCTGAACGGTGTCACCAACGCCATGCAGCAGGGCTTCAACGGCACCAACGTTGCGCTGATGCAGGGTCAGAATGCTCTGGCTACACAGCTGGCAGACTGCTGCTGCAAGACCCAGACCGCGATCCAGGGCGTTAACTACAATCTGGCCACTCAGGAGTGCGACACCCGGAACCAGATGCAGCAGGGCTTCTGCGCAACGCAGAACGCCATGAACAACAACACCCGGGACATCATCGAGAATCAGAACAGCAACACCCGCGCGGTGCTCGACTTCCTGACCAACGATAAGATCGCCACCCTGCAGAGCGAGAACAACGAGCTGCGCCGGGCTGCTTCTCAGGATCGCCAGAGCGCGTTCCTGACCACCGCGATGAACGCGCAGACCAACCAGATCATCGGGACTCTGCAGCAGAAAGCTCCCGTGCCTGCCTATCAGGTGCCCAACCCCAACGCCATTTACTATGGCTGTGGGACTGGCTGCGGCAACTGCGCATAACCGAATCACGGCAACTTTTTCCAAAATGGAAAATGTTCAGCCCCTGAGCTGATTTTGCAAACCAGAGCGCCGGGGCAAAAGTCCCGGCGTTTTTCTATGAAAGGAGTATTTGAATGACCGTAGCAGAGCTGAAACAGCAGTTTGTAGATTATCTGTACAGCATGGATAAGAACAAAATGAGCATGATGGAATTGAACACTTATGTTTTCATTTTGAAAACCCTGCTTGATACGGAAAAAGCAGATCCATCCAATTCTTGGATGGATATTTTAAAAACCGTTTATGCGGTAAATGCGCCTGTTTGTGCAGAAAAGGAGGTTTCGGATAATGGCTGAATTTAGCAACTCCAACACCGTCATCGTGGCGGCGGGTGAAAACCTTCCCCTGACTGAGACCGCGGTGAAAGCCCCTGCCTGCATCATGCACCGTGAGGGCAGCGGCCTTGTGACCCTGCGGGGTCTGACCAATCAATGCAAAGCGCGCTTCAAGGTAAGCTTTGGCGGCAATATCGCCATTCCCACTGGCGGCACTGTTGGACCCATTTCCGTGGCGCTGGCTGTCGGCGGTGAGTCGCTGACCAGTGCGACAGCCATTGTCACCCCGGCGGCAGTCGAAAATTTCTTCAACGTTTTCGTGGCCGCGTTCATCGAGGTGCCGCGCGGCTGCTGCGTGACCGTGGCGGTTAAGAACACCAGTACGCAGGCAGTCAGCATTGCAAACAGCAATTTGATTGTTGAGCGGGTAGCATAAGAAAGGAGATAAAGTCATGCTGGATAAACTGAATCATCTGAAGGATGAGATGTGCGAAGAGCTCATGGAGCTGACCGACAAAAAGAACCGATCCCCGGGTGATGTTGAGATGATCGGCGAGATCGTGGACATCATTCTGGACATCCACCGCATCGAGGACTACTGCGAGGGCGGCGAGTACAGCCGTGCGGGCGAGTGGGAAGCTGACATGCGCGGGACTTTCGGCCATGATGCCGGAAACGGTTATAACCGGGGCAACAGCTATGCCAACCGAGGCCGTCACTATGTGCGCGGGCACTACTCCCGCACGGATGGCCGTGAGCGTATGATCTCTGACATCGAGGACATGATGCAGGAGGCCACCGGTGCAGAGCGTGATGCCTACAAGCGGGCCGCTGACATCTTGCGCAACGCATAAGAAAGGGGGCGGCAGGCATGGACATTGACGAGATCAACACCCACATTCACAAGCTGAAATGCGGTTCGACGGACTGGCAGAGCGTGGAGAAGCTTGCCGCCCTCTGCACTGTGCGGGACGAGCTGGAAGAAGCACACGCACCTGAAACGCAGATCCAGGCACTGCCGCCCGCGACTTATGCGGCGGCGTACTCCACGGCAGCGGAACCGCAAAGCGACTTTGTGGCGGCTGCCAGCTCTGTGCCATTTGGCGGTCTGATGCAGGTGCTTGACGAGCACATGAAAGCAATAAAGATGGTGTACCCGAAAGAGTATGAGCTAGTAATGCGGAAGATTGTCTCTTTGTCTGAGTGATCAACGCCGGTATCACCACCGTGGCCGCGCTGCCCAAAACGGCCATACATAGCACCATCCCCGGGGATCCTGACGGTTCCTCGGGGATGTTTTTGCGTTTATAAAGCTGTTTTTCAGCGGTGTGTTACCAAAAATGTTACCATGATAAAGAAAAGAACGTCATTTCTCAACGAAATGACGTTCTTTCTTCATGGTGGAGGCGATGGGAGTCGAAC